GTTGTTGCTGCAGCTGTACCTATGCCAATAATAGGGACAGTCAATCCCATGGTAAGACCCTTGCCCACACTCTCCATCTTCTTGCCCTTGCTAATCATGTTGTCGCCAAACTTGTTGGCCTTGTTTTCTGCATTGCTTAAGCCTGTGTAAAATTTAGTGGTATCAAGTACCAGTTCCGAATAAACATTACCTGCATCTATTGCCATTTTCTCACCTACCTTTAATTAGGCATTAAAAAAGACACCCTTATAGGTGTCTTAATTGTTTTAAGTTTTATTTCTCGTATATGTCCCAGTAAGCCTGTCCCAGCTTAAAGTCATATTCAATGTCAAGTTCATCGCCATTATCCAGTATAGCCCTTACTGCAAGGGTTAAAACCTCATAGTCATTGGGGTCCATTGTCTCCGGTCCGAAACTGTCAAAGATTGGTGAAGTCTCCCCTGGCATCACTGTGTCATGGCTTGTTAAATAGGTTGTGTCATTCTTGTCCTTTAGGTGTACCTTCATATGGTATCTTGTGATTGGGTAGTCAGTATTGTTGGTGAAGGTCGCCTCCATGTATACACTCCCTATGCTGTTAGGTTCCAATATGTTTATATCCCATGGAATCTGGTCGGGATGGATGGGAATCTCTTCCTCTTCTTCCTCAAGCTCTTCAGGCTCCTCTGGGATTTCCTCTGGTATATCCTCTGCCTCTGCAACATCCACTGGCTCATCAACCTCGGCTGCGCTGCAACCTGAAAGAACCAATGCCAATACCATAAACGTTAAAAGTACAAGCTTTTTCATATGTATAACCCCCTTTAATTGGATTATACCTTATTTCTTGCTGTGTTTAACAATAAATTCCATTAAATCTTCATTATTGCCCTTTTTCTTGTCATCCCATGCTATCAGATTCCATTTAAGCTTGCCCTTTGCATCGTGAGCGTTTTGGTAATACATATGACACACTTCATCAAAACAATAGGCAGTGAATGGGTCCTCTATCTCCATAAGGCTACTTGGCCTTTGACCGTACTCCTTTGCCATCATTATTATCTGCGCCATTTTTCTCTTTGTGACGAAAGGAACGCAATGAGGCTATAGGTGCAAGCGCCCATGTATAAATTGACAATAGCTGGTCATCTGTCATGTAGTCCTTGACTTCATCAAACTCAGGCTCAACCATGCAGATGGTGCAGTAGAAGTCAATCCACTTCGCAAGGTCCTTTGCCTTTTCTGTGTCACTCATGTTTTCCTTACTTGGCTTGGCTGCCTTTCCAAGGGCTGCCTGTGTTGCCATAGCCATAAGGGGATTGTCAATCTTGCCTTCCCTCATCATCTTTGTAAGTTGTGGCCTCTGTACCTTTATGGTGATGTTGCCTATCCCGTCAAAATCAGGGATGTCAATTTCTGTAGTGTTGTCCTTAAATCTATCTGCTATATTGCTCATATAACCCTCCCATTAATTTAATAGGCAAACTACCTGTAATTAAACAGGTAGTGCCTCAAGCATAGCAACTTCAACAGGAGATTCTCCAAACTTGCTTCTGCTCCTGATCTGCATCTGTGGTGAGAAGAATCCTCCATCTACCACTGAATAGTTCACTGGTCTACCCTTGCAGTTTTTATATGAGAATTTAACGTATCCGGTCGTACTTCCGTCCCCGTCCTTCTGCTCAGTGTAAACATCCATGGTGAATGCTGTCCTTGCAACTGGTGTTCCAACTACTGGGGCTGAGTAGGTTTCAGTAAGCTCATCCCATGTACCGCCATCAACAAGGGCCAGTATCTCGGGAATGAAGGTTGCCTGAGTAAGGCTTATGTCATAGCCCTTTACTATGTCCTCTGTGTTGTTCTGTGCCTTTATTACGTTTTTGACCCTCAGTTCCTGCTCCTGTCCTGCGGATGTAAAGGCCACAACATCAGCCTCTGTTGCCACATCGGTCAGGGTATAGGTTACCGGGGTAGTTTCTTCTGTTACAATATCAACTCTTGCAATATTTGCCAATGCAAATTCATTAGGTACTGTCATAATTTATCCCTCCAATTTCTTTAATATCGTGTATTCGATGGACGATGAAAAAGCCTTTTTCTCATCCTCCGCTATAATAGGAGTCTCAAACCCTGTACACCTTAGGGCTTGTATCTCCTTAAGGGCCGCCTTTATCTCCTTCTTGTAGACCTCCATAGCCGGGTAATTGCTAGCTGGTATATATGCGATAACATCAAGGACCCTCTGGCCTGTCCTGTTGCTCCCAACGGATGGAATCTGATTCCCCTCGATTACCACACAATACCTGGTAGTGCATTCCCCTGTATGGATTCCAGGAGGATAAGGATTAAGGCTATGTTCCTTTAATTTGTCATATACGGTTTTCCACATATCAAATCACCTTCTTGTAAGCCCTTAGCACCTCAGGGGCATTCTTTTGTATGGTCGGGTAGAGTATCGCATATCTCTTGTCATTGGCAAGCTCAAGCCATACGGAATAATCCATGTTGCCGGATAGGGTGATTACAAGCTTTCTGTTTTTCCATCCAAAACTACCCTGGATTGAGTTTCTGGCATTGGATGTCCTATCTGTCCATGGTGCGTTTCTCTTGGCCTCAGCCTCCATCTTCTTGCCTGCGGTGTCTGCAAACAGCCCAAGGGCCGCCTGCGCCTTTGTATAGGTCTTTGCAGCCGAGAAGGTAGACTTGCTCTTATTGGCCCTAAACATAGGCCACCGCCTCAAGGTCAACCTGCTTACATATGCCGTAGAAATCATTGACAAATGTAACTTTGAAACTGGCCCCATCTGTTGTGAAGATGTCTCCCCTCTTTATATCTGCATCCCCTGAGGCTAAGAGCTTCCATGTTCCGCTTGCAGTATAGCCGACAATTATCCCCGACGTGTCAATGACCTCTCTGTTTGAGCGCTTCTTGTAAACCATTACAGTTAGGTCAAATGGGTCAAGGTCCACTGTGGTAGTACCGCCATAGCCATTGTCCTGTTCCTCTGTTCGCTTTATGGTGATGATGGTAGGATTATGATCAATCATGTCCCTGATGTATTGCTTATAGTAATCAACTCCTATCATCAGCTCTCACCACCGTCCCGGTCATGCTCTTTCTATACTGGAAGGCCAGGGTCTGAAAGTGGTTCTTAGGTGATGGAATCTCCACATCCCCAAGCTTGATACCTGGGATGTTGCTCTTTTTCAGCAATAATTCCCTCACAAGCTCCCTGTAGGATTCCTCGTCCTCTATCCCCTCTAATCTCCCTGCCAGATACTGGTCTGTGAAAAACGGATAGGCATCCTCATCAAGCTTGTCCCTTAAATCCATCAAGTCCATGCTACTCACCCCTTAAGGCTTCGATAAGCTCATCCTTCTTCATTGAGCTGTAACCATCTATCTCCTGTTCTTTTGCCATTTCTTTTAATTCAGCAACTGTATATTCTTCCAATGCAATTTCTGCAATATCATCTTCCTCTTCGATTTCTTCGGATTCTTCTACTTCAGTTTCTTCATAAGGCACATATCCTTGCTTTTGATAAATAACTTTGTAAGCTTTTTCAGTAGCATCTATCACCTTATTGTCTTTAATGTATCTAGCCATTTATTTCACCCCCATAAATAATAGAGAGGGCATAGCCCTCTCGTTAACAATTATCCCGCCACGTAACCGTTTGGTCTTAGGATTGCAAATGCATCATCCTTGATTGGAAGGAATCCAATCCTCATAGTAGCTTTAAGGGCCACCATATCATTTTCAGCAAGTGACAACGGCTTACCATCTGCCATAGTTACTGAGTTAAGAGTTGCCTCTTTAAGGATTTCATACTCGATACCTGCTCTTACTCCCACAAGAGAATAATTCCAGTTACCAGCAATCATTTCAGCTTCAGCTGTGTCCCATGCTCCGTTTCTTACAAACTCAATCGGGTTGTTGTAAAACTCATTCTCTCCAACCCCTGGCACAAACAGTGCATTTCCGTTTCCATCTCTCAGTTTTCTAAGGCTGTTTTTAATTCCGTAGTGAGCAGCGAAACCATTTACATCAACCCCTGCATCCTCAACAAGTGCCATAGTATCAGATACATCAAGGTCCATTGATGCAGCAGTTCCAAGGATGATTTCATTTGTTGCTGTTGCTGCCACCCCAAGAATGTTCTTTGTAAATGGAGAATTTGTTCCCATAAGACAAGCTGCATCAATAGCTTTATAGAAAGCCTCTGCAATTGCTGGTCTCATTTCATTAAATACATTGAGAGTTGTATCATTCAACTTCTCTTTTGTCATAGGTACGATAACTGCCAGTTTCTTAGCAGTCATTTCTGGGAAAATCCAAGTTGCTACTGATGTTTGGATTCTCTCGGATTCACCAACCCAATAAGCTCCAGGACCATCGGTCATAATTGGGAATTTCTTAGTGTCTGATTCCATAGGCTCAACCTTGGAAAGCCTAAGTACTGAAGATCCCCTTGCAACATCCTTCATAATCTCGTTCGCTGATTCAGTTGGTACAAATCCTGTCAAGTTGTCCATTAAAAAATTAGTATCTGCCATTTTGTTTTTCCTCCTTTAAATTATCCTCTTTTAACTTGCACTTCTCTAATTGCATCTAAGAACCCATTTTTACCGTCTGGCTTAGGGTCTGTTTTCTTCTTCGCTCCACCTCCAAGGCTTCCGCCTGTTCCTGGTGGTGGTGTCTCCTCAAACAGATACGGGTCAGATTCTTTTAGTGCTGTGATAGCCGCATCCATGTCCTTGTCAAAGTTCTTGCTTGTCTTTAAGCTTTCCATGTCAAGTAGCGCCTTGGCCGCCTTTATATTCTTGGCTCCCCTCAGTGCGCTCTCAATGCTATGCTCGAGCTTAAGGGCCTCAATTTGGGCCTGTGCATCCTTCTCAGCCTGCTCATACTTTGTCTTGTAATCATCAGCAGCCTTCTTGATGGCTTCAACATCCATCTCCTTGAAGGATTCTATTTCCTTGTTGGCATCAACAAGTTGCTTCTTTGTGCTTGCAAGCTCTGTTTCCTTGGCCTTTACGTCACTTTTAAACTTTTCAATGTCTCTTCCGTTCTCTGCCATTATCTTTTCAATGGCTTCATCCTCAAGTCCTAAACCTTTAAGAAATTCTCTATTCATAATTCCCTCCTATATCTACGCTTTTATTCGTGGTCGCTTCACGTGATTTGTCAATGTATCGTCATGACTTACGAATTTGAACAGTTTAAAGCCTTATTCAGGGCATGAAAAAACCACCCTAATAGGTGGTCGTGGTAATAAGTATTAATAAGTCAGGCTACATGTCTCACCTCCGTATTAGATTCTCCATATCCGTTTTTA